TTATATCCGAGTCTTCAGTGCATATAACATTTCGAGCGCTTTACGCGGCGTCAAGTCATCCAGATCAAGCTTTGCCAACTCATCCAGCACTGGATGGGGCAGGCTGGCGAACATATCGCTCTGGTGCGGCGCGGCGGGTTTCTTGCTGGCTTTGGCCGGGCTGGCGACCACCGTTTCATGGGGCAGGGCCGTGGTTTCCAGGCGGCTGAGGTGTTCACGGGCGCGAGTAATCACCTCGCTCGGCACACCGGCCAACTGCGCCACGGCCAGGCCGTAGCTCTGGCTCGCCGGCCCTGGCAGCACATGGTGCAGGAACACGATGCGCTCGTTGTGCTCGGTGGCATTGAGATGCACGTTGGCCACCAGCGGCTCGCTTTCCGGCAACACCGTCAGCTCGAAGTAGTGCGTGGCGAACAGCGTGTACGCACGCAAATGCGCCAAACGTTCAGCTGCCGCCCAGGCCAGGGACAGGCCGTCGAACGTGCTGGTGCCGCGGCCCACCTCGTCCATCAGCACCAGGCTGCGTTCGGTGGCGTTGTGCAGAATGTTGGCGGTTTCGCTCATTTCCACCATAAAGGTCGAACGGCCACCGGCCAGGTCATCGCTGGAGCCGATCCGCGTGAAAATGCGGTCCACCAGGGACAGTTCGCAACTGGCTGCTGGGACGAAGCTGCCGATATGCGCCAACAGTACGATCAACGCGGTCTGGCGCATGTAGGTGGATTTACCACCCATGTTCGGACCGGTGATCACCAGCATGCGGGTATCGTCGTCCAGCGACAGGTCATTGGCGACGAACGGCGTAGTCAGCACCTGCTCTACCACCGGGTGACGACCTTGCACGATACGCATGCACGGTTCGCTGACAAACCGTGGGCAATTGAGGTCCAGGTTCAGCGCACGTTCGGCGAGGTTGCTCAACACATCCAGCTCCGCCAGGGCGGCGGCGGTGTCTTGCAACGGCGCCAGGCGGCTGATCAAGTCCTCGAGCAAGGCTTCGTAGAGCATCTTTTCCCGCGCCAGGGCGCGGCTTTTGGCCGACAGCGCCTTGTCTTCGAACTCTTTGAGCTCTGGGGTGATAAAACGCTCGGCGCCTTTGAGGGTCTGGCGACGTTGATAGTCGATAGGCGCAGACTCCGCCTGCTTACTCGGCAACTCGATAAAGTAACCATGCACGCGGTTATAGCCGACCTTCAGGTTAGCCAGGCCCGTACGGGCTTTTTCGCGGGCTTCCAGGTCGATCAGGAACTGCCCGGCGTTTTCGCTCAGGGATTGCAGCTCATCCAACTCGCTGTCGTAGCCGGTTTTCAACACGCCGCCGTCACGAATGATCGCCGGCGGGTTGTCGATAATGGCCTTTTCCAGCAACGCCGCGAGGTCTGGATAAGTACCGGCCGTCACGGCCAGCTGTTGCAGGTGCGGCGTGTCCAGTTCGGTCATCGCCACTTGCAACTGCGGCAGGGCGCTCAAGGCATCGCGCAGGCGAGCCAAGTCACGGGGCCGCGCATTGCGCAGGCCGATCCGCGCCAGGATGCGCTCGATATCGCCAATCTCTTTCAGTTGCGGCTGCAGTTTTTCAAAGCGATAGCCGTCCAGCAGGCAGGTAATGGAAGACTGGCGCGCTTGCAGCACCGTCAAATCCCGCAGCGGACGGTTCAACCAACGGGTCAGCAAACGGCTGCCCATGGCGGTCTGGCAACGGTCTACCACCGATTGCAGGGTGTTATCGCGGCCACCGGCCAGGTTGGTGTCCAGTTCCAGGTTGCGACGGCTGGCGCCATCAAGCACCACGGTATCGTCCAGACGCTCATGGCGCAGGCTGCGCAAGTGCGGCAGGGCGGTACGCTGGGTTTCCTTGGCGTAGCTGAGCAGGCAGCCGGCAGCGCCGATAGCCAGGGTCAGGGTTTCGCAACCAAAGCCTTTAAGGTCCTGCACCGAGAACTGCTGGCACAGACTTTTCAGTGCCGAATCACGTTCAAAATCCCACGGTGCACGACGTTTGGTTCCCCGACGCTTCTCGGCGGGCAAGTCCTTGGGCCAATCATCCGGGATCAACAACTCCACCGGATTGATACGCTCCAGCTCCGCCAGCAGGTTTTCCCAACCCTTGATCTCCAGCACGCTGAAGTTGCCGCTGGTGATATCCAGCACCGACAGGCCGAACAAACGCTCATCGCCCAACACCGCAGCGATCAGGTTGTCGCGACGCTCATCCAGCAACGCCTCATCACTCACCGTGCCTGGGGTGATGATGCGCACCACCTGGCGTTCCACCGGCCCTTTGCTGGTGGCCGGGTCACCGATCTGCTCACAGATCACCACCGATTCGCCCAGCTTGACCAGCTTGACCAAGTAGCCTTCCAACGAGTGATAAGGAATCCCACACATCGGAATCGACTGCCCCGCCGACTGCCCACGAGCGGTCAGGGTGATGTCCAGCAGCTTGGCGGCCTTCTTCGCGTCTTCGTAGAAGATCTCGTAGAAGTCGCCCATGCGATAGAACATCAACTGATCAGGGTGCTGGTTTTTCAGGCGCCAGTACTGCTGCATCATCGGGGTGTGGCTGGAGAGGTCGGTCATACGGGGGTTTCAGCTCTGCCTGTCTATTTGACGATTAACATCTGTCTAATACTACAGGGATTTAGCACCATGCGCAGGGACGCCCTGCGGGTGAAATCCGACACGTGGGGTATGATTTTCCGATTGCAGGGTATAGAATCTCGCACCCGAAAAGTGAGCGTCATACGGACATGAGTCATCTTGAAGACTTGCAGATGGAAGCTGCGCTACTTTTCGCTAAGGCAAACAAGAAGCGTATTGCCCGGGAGTTTACCAACCCAGCTATCTATCTCCCTGATCGCTCACCGGTTTCAGTCTTTATGTCAGGATGCGCAGGCGCCGGCAAAACCGAAGCGGCCAGTGAGCTGATCAGCGAAATCGATGACAACTCTGGATTCCGCACCATGCGCATCGATCCAGATGATCTACGTCATCATTTCGAAGGCTATGTGGGTACGAATTCATGGATGTTTCAGCGGGCTGCGTCAATTCTTGTTGACAAGATTCATGACATGGCGTTAGAACAGAGTCAGTCTTTCGTTTTGGATAGCACGTTGTGCAATTTCGATAAGGCTGATCTGAACATAGCTCGCTCCCTTAAGAAAGACCGTAAATGCGTCATCATGTTTGTCTACCAAAAGCCTGAATTGGCCTGGAGGTTTGTACAGGCTAGAGAGCGCAAGGAGGGGCGTAGAGTCCCTCCAGAAGTTTTTGTTGAGCAGTTTTTTACCGCAAAAGATGTTGTGAACGCCTTAAAGGTCAAATATCGCAACCGTTTGCAGGTGAATCTGCTCATAAAAAACACTGATGCTTCCTTGCAGATCACTGAGGAAGACATAGACTCAATCCATGGCGACCTGCACGTCGGTTACGACCGTCAGGGCCTACTAAAGCACCTCAAGGCTGGGGCAATGTTATGAAAAAAGTACAAGCCGCTCGTTCGACTCCGTTTTCTGAGTTTTTCCGTAGCGCATCGACTGACAAGAAGAAGCGTGTGTATGCAGTTGTGCTGCAGCGTGCTACCGAGCGTCAACTGAATGTGTTGAAAGCTGGATAAGCTTTCGCTCAGCCCAAAAAAGCCGCAGAGATGCGGCTTTTTTTATGCTTTTAAATCAGCCTTTTGCGGCATTCTGGGTGGCAGTCCAACGTTGATTTTACGCAGGCGCAGATATCTCTGCGTCATCTTTGCGTCCGTGTGACCGCCCAGTTTCTGAGCGTCGTTGCCCTGGTCGTCGGTATCGGAAAGCGACTTGGCACGCAGGTCGTGGAGGCTCGCATCCTCGACGCCGGCCTTCTTGCAACTGATGGCGAAGGCGTCCTTCACCGAGCTGTAGTGCACCGGCTTCCCTCCGCGCGGGGAGCAGAATAGGGTGAGCCCACGGATCTTCCGGGGCAGGGCCTTGACCTGCGCTATCAGCTCTTCCAGGTCGGGCGTCATCTGCACCAACAGTCTGGCGTTCGTCTTCTCCTGCTTAAAGGCGATTCCCGCCGCGCTGATATCGGCCAAGCGGATGGCCAGGACGTCGCCGATGCGTTGGCCGGTCAGATAGCACATCTCGTAAATGACGCGCATGTTGTCACTGGAGTTGGCGCAGATCGCTTGGAATTCACTGTGGGTGATGTAGCGGTCGCGCTTGTGCTCCAAGTGGCGTCGCACGCCTATGCAGGGGTTCGAGTCGACGATCTGCTGTTCCAGGGCGTAGGCGAAGACCGCGCGCAGTACCGAAATAACCCGGTTCGACATATTCGGCGTGTCCGCCATATGAAGCTTGAGCGCGACGACGTGCCGCTGAAGTACCTCGCGGGGCTCGAAGTCGGCGAAGTTTTCCTTCAGCCGTTCGCATGCCGCTTCATACTGCTTGAGGGTGTTCGGCTTAAGGGGCGGCTTTGTCCTGGTGCGCATTTGTTCGAGCGCATCGTCGATCAGCTTTGGCATTCCACCCTGGCTGCCCTTGTCCAGGAGATTCGCGTATTCCGCCAGCGATGCCTGAAAGTCAGTGCCCAGGCGCTTCCACTTGCCCTTGCGGACCAGGTAGTAAGCTCCGTGCTTCTGGTACATGCACGCCGGCAGGTGCCGGTCCTTCTTGCGCGGACGCATCGATCTTCACCTCAACTCAGCCGAAGCTCCGGCCCCTTCCTTGATTGAATACCACCCAGCCGCCCGATGACAACCTGGCGCAGCACCTTCGGGTGCCCATCACCACCTACCGCGAACCCGTAGCGTTCCGCGGTCAGCCACTTTATCTGCGCCCCTGGCTTCTTATAGCCGGTCAGGTCGGCAACTTCCTCTGCTGTCAGAAACATACCTACCCCCTGTCGTGTCGCGACACGTTTTCGTTTTCCGTGGTTGGTGTCGCTACCTCATCAGTCCCGCCAAGGATCGGAGTCTTGCGATAGCACTCAGCAGGGAATCCGTAATCACGGCAGGCGCAGGCCTCGCCACACTCGTCCTCGCGCTGCTCGATCCGCAGAATGCCGTGCTTCACCGCGATGTCTTGTATATCGCCGCCCTCAAAGCCGCCGCCCTCAAAGCTGGCGTTGATCATCTCGACGGCGAACGCTTTGAGCTGATCGCGCTCGGTTTCGAGTTTTTCGATTCGCTTCTTCAGGCGGATCGCAAACGAATGCTTCATGCCATTTCGCGCTTCGTCGAGATCAGCGAGTAGAGTCTGGGCTCTGGCGTAGAACTGTCGGCGGGATATCTCGCTGCCCATTGCCAATTCAAAGGGCATTGCTATGACTGCCCTGGTCATATCTTCACTCATTGCTTGCGCCCCGCTGAAAATGGTCAGCCAGCACCCGGCGTGCGTCGATACCGCAAGAAGCCGACATTGCGTAAATCTGGCCGAAGGTGGTTTCCCTGCGCTGCAGGGCGTTGAACAGTTCGATCAGGCGCCGGCCCTTTGTTCCGTTTAGGCGACTCATAGCTGGAGCCCCTTTTCCTGTGGGGGCGGGGTGGCGGTCAATTGCCCTTTTTTACCCACGGTATTCGCCAGAGAGGCCCGTGCCGCCTGAGTTTCGTCGGTGGATGTGCTGGCGGGCACCTGTAGGAGCGAACTGTCCGGCAGGCAACTGATCCCGGTGTTATTCAATATCCAGCAGGTGACGCCACGGACGCTGTCGTGCTGAACGTCGATCAGTTGCTCATCGGCCGAGGCCTGGCCAGCGATAAGCAGCAGGATCGTGGTGATGACGATTTTCATGGTCGAGCCTCCCCGGCGATCATCGCCAGTTGCGCGAGCAAGTCATCCGTGCGCCCGTAGAATCGCCCGGTGTCCTCGTTGATGAACTGGCCTAGGACCTCGGCCACCGCCGGGCTGGCGGTCAAGCCTTGCAGGTCGACCTGGGCGGCGATCTTCTCGATGGCCCGCGCATCACTCGCCGGGTCGTGCACAAAGGCGTCGGCCTTGATCTGCAGCACCTTCACCGGGCGGATGCCCTTGCATTGGCTAACCCAGTTGCTGTCCGGATAGCTCCACGGAAGCATGTGCATGCACCAGGCCGTGGCCGACCCTTCCTTCTGTGTACTGGACCAGTAGGTATGGGTGCACGCGAATGCATTCGGCGCGTCTTTTATCGGCCCCAAGCTATCGCGTCCCCAGTCCTCAAGCTGGAGCAGGTTGGAGCGCAATAAGTTCAGCTCCTCGATAGATGGAATGTGCCAGCCCCAGGAGCCGCGCACGTTCATCCCCAGCACCTTGTGGGCGATAGCACTGCCTTCTTCGGCCATGGCCTTGGTGTTGGCCATGCCGTCGTAACGGCTTTGGGTGCCACGGATTCGAGGCTTGGGGCCCTCCTGATCCCACCAGTGAGCGGTGGTTTCGAACTCGCGGCCGGCGTCGATGAGTGCGAACTCGGCGCCATCGAAGTAGATCCGGCCGGCGTAGAAGCCGCCCGCGAAGGGCTGGCCGATCGCGGGGAGGGCAGAGGGGGATATCTGGCGGCGCTTCATTGCTCAACCTCCGCCCAGCCTGGGTATTCTGTCATAGCCCGCTCAATATCAGCGTCGAGCTCGGCACCGACCAGCATGGTTCCTTGGTTATCGCGAGGCACCAGATCCTGGCGCGGGGTGTTGTATGCCGTATCGCGAAGCCATACGTAGCGCCGCGCATCAGCGGCCATCCTCACGCGATCGTCAATGTGCATCGTGTTGACTGACATGGGAGTGGTGACGGTGTTGGCCAGCGCGTCGAGCAGGATCTGCTGGCGGTTCTGCCCATCCAGGTACTGGCGCACGGCCTGGATGAAAACACTGTTCATGCTTCGGTCGCCGGTATTCGCTGCAGCTTCAATATCGGCGCGCAGGCCGTCGGGCAGGCGCACCACAAACTTGTCGGCGGTGCGGGAATCGTAATTCGGTGAATTCATGGTGTTCTCCCGGCCGATGGCGCAAATATGCTCCATCGGCACTGTGGACCGATCAAATGGGCTTTGACTTACCAGCCATCAGCACCACCAACAGCAGGACAACCAGGACCAGGTCGCCCACCATTGAGAGGATGCGACTGGCCGAGTCGACGAAGACAACGCTACCGGCGAGCCCGTAGGCCGCCAGCGAACGTGCCCGGGTGCCGAACCTGGCCAGCATGGTTACAGGTGGTCTTTCAGGTTGAGGCCCAGCAGCTTGGCGCTACGCTCCAGGGCGGTCATTTCCTGGGGTTCGATCTCACCGTCAGCCTCGGCCACCGTCAGCATCACGTTGAGAACCGTCAGCGCCTCGGCCGGCGAGTGCGCCAGGTCACCCAGCTCTTTCTCCGCGTTCTGGCGAAGGATGCGGGCGCCAGACTTGAAGTCGGTCTTGGCGCGGTCGATGGTGTTCGAGAGTTCCGCGCCGAACCCTTGAAGGGCCGGGTTGTTGCTGAGGATGGTCTCGATCTTGGAGAGCTCGCTTTCCTCCAGCTCCCCATCAGCCGCAGCGACGTAAATGGAGCCGTAGACCACGGCCTCCATCAGGTCACGGTTGGCCAGCTTGGATACCGCAGCGCGGGCTTGACCAGATTTCTTGCCGAACAATTTACCGAGCATGATTACTTCCTTTCAGTGGGTGCGCTTTTGCGCGGGGTTTGAATTACGTAAATCACGAGAGAGGCGGTGACGATCATCCAGACGCAGATGCCGAACACGCCGCCGATCAGCTCGAAGTCGCTGGGGTTATCGAAAATCACCGGCACGGCCTCGGAGAACCAAATCAGCGTTGCGAACAGGTAGAGCACGAACGACAGCAAGAACTTGAACAGCTTCATTTCACTTTCTCCTGGCAAGCCGAGAGCGTGCCGATTAACTTGGCTATCAATAAACGTTGATGTGTTACTTCTCGGAAGTTATGCCTTGAATAGACCGAAAACATCCCGCTTGGCTTTTCCAACCATCCCGGTAAGTGCCGAGACTTTTACTTGTGCGTCCGTGTGTCGCTTTGCCTGATCAGTATCAAGTTCGGCGAAGCGAGTGTTCTTCATTACCTCTTGGCACTTGTTGAACTCGCGCCGCACGCCACGCATAGCATTATCAACGGCGATAAAAGCTTGATCAGATGGCGGTACAATCCGATAGCCCTGGCCCCGGACAGAGACAATATAAATTTGATGCTTGGTCAGCAGAGCTTCTTTGAACTGTTCGACACGATCCAGAATCACGAACTGGCAATTAACCATTTCCTGCGCAGTCTTTGGCTTCGGTAAGTTGAGCGCCCATTCAAGCCAGGCGTGGCTTATCAGCTGGCCGTCGGTGAACTTGTCGGCGAAGAACAGCTCCAGCGCCTTATCAAGGCTCCAGGTGTTCGGCTTCAAAGGAACGATGCTCATCACAACACCTCGACAGTGAAGCGGCCGAACTTCGGGCGGTAGTCGCCGACGCCGCAGTATTGCCCGGCGTCTTCCAGGCACTTCAACACCTGGGCGCGGTCGATCGACTCTTGGTCATAGGCGATCTCGCAGATGGTCGACCACTCGCGAAACAGTGGGCGATATCGCGTGATGCGGGCAGTTCCAACTTTAACTGAGCGCGCATCGTAGAACGCTTGATCCCAAAGGCCCTCAACTGTGCGCGGGCCTGTGTAGATAATTGGGCAGCGGGAATCCATGATTTCAACCGAGCGCTTTAGTTGAGTGCCCATTTTCGAAAGTTTGCCGCCTGCGACCAGTGAAGACTCGATGTTGATACCAGGTAGGAAGGGACCGATATCATCGGCAAAGTAAAGACCACCACGCCACTCGCTACGCGCAATAAGCTCATGATCTTCGTCGGACTTTTTACGTTTCGAAGTCAATACTTTATGAGCCTTGGTCAACTTGTTCAGCGGGTCGGCGAAGACGTCAGCGTGAACCAGAAGCGGACGGGTGCCGATGATCTTAACTTTCAAAGTCTGCATGGTGATGCCTCTTAGTTTCGCTGCGTGTGCCTGTTCGCCCGATGCGATGCACGTTGCTTTGCGTTTTCAACTTGAAAGCAGCCTCGATGGAAGTTGCTTTCAAGTTGTCACCAGAAACGCTGATGACGCCGTGCGGATTACCGCCCCTACCTCGCCATGGCTCACCCTGCCTCGCCCCACCAGGGCCGGCCACGCCAATCGATGCTTCCGCACCGCTCAACCACCTCGAGAAAAGTGGCTGAACGCTGAATCAGCCCCTGCCCCACCATGCCTAGCCGGACCATGCCCGACCTTGCACTGCCATACCGAACCGCGTCGTGACTATCGCCACCGGAAAGCCCCCTCCTTGAAGGGGCAGACCGCTGTAAACAGCCCTTGCCATGCCAAAGCGAGCCTCACCTAACCGTGCCTCGGCCTGCCATGCCACATGATGCTTCTGCACCGGACAGCGCCCTCGCAAAGGCGCTCGCCGCTGCTTATGCGATCGCGTAACCCTCAACCCGCCGCGCCGTCATGCGAAGCTCGACCCGACGCTCACCATCACCACGGCGAACCCGGAGCATCTGGTCGTCACTGATGGCAGCATGACCGGTGAGGATTGCGCATATCAGCACTACCAGATGGCGCGCGATGCCACGACAGAACAGTTCTGTCGGGATTGCCGAACGACTAGTGATGCCGAGCTTGTGGAAAACACGCTCAATAGATTTTTTGACGGTGCCGGGAGCGCAGCCAACGACACGAGCGATTTCCTTGTTGGCCAAGCCAGCGCAGACAGCAAGGGCGGCACGCAGCTCTTGTTCAGCAAGTACGCCGGTGGTGCCTTGGAGCTTGCCGAAATTGATAACCGTGCTCATGTCTTTCATCCGTCACATTCGTTGCTGATGGACAAAAATATAAGCAGATTTATAGAAGTGATCAAGCAGTATTTTTATTATTTTTACCAGGTCGCTGATTTTTCCTAACCGGTACGCGAAAAAAAACCCGGTGGTCCGGGTTTTTCGGGAGTTTGTGGTTGAGCTAGTAAAATGATGCGCCCCAGAAGACGCGACCCATGATGCGGATGTTGGCGTCTTCCATCTCGCGCACCGAATACGTCTCATCGGGATGCTCATAGGTATTGTAGCTTTTCATGCGGACGCCGCCGCCTGGCAGTCGGTAGAGCGCCTTTACCCTGATCTGTCCTCCGTGGTCTATCACGTACATGCGACCGTCAACGACTTGAGTCTCGCGCAAGTGAGCAACAACGGTGCCGCCGTCCTGTAGAACTGGGGTCATTGAGTTACCAGAGATCGCTGCCGCCACAACGTGTTCGGGTAGCACTCCTTGTTTCGAAAGTATTTCGGTGTTGAGGTCGAGATGAACCTTTACGCTAATCTCGACGACCGTCTTCGATGGGTCGCGAGGGTCGTCCAGCTCAATCAGATAGGGTATTTCCTCCGTCAGAAGAGAGTTGGAAGGTGCGTACCGGCTCGCACTCCTGAGCTCTTCAATCCTGTCTCGCAATGCGGAGTTGAGCGCTGCGTCATCCTCGTGTTCGCCGCGGAGGATCTCTTCAAGCTCACTACTGAAGTAGGTCGCAACATCTTCTGGTGAAAGCATTTCGCCTTCCCCGGATGCTAGCCATGTGCTGTTCACGCCACATGCCCTGGCAATCTGAACCAGATAGGAAGATCGCAGCGTCTTCCCAGATTCGAGTTGGCTGATGGCTGTCTGCGCGATACCAACGGATTCGGCAAGCTGAGACTGGGTAAGTCCTGCTTTCTTCCGGGCAAGTTTGATTCGGTCGGATAGATTCATCCTCTGATCCTATAAAGATACTTATGGGGTTGCAAAGAAGTCTGCTTCTGTGCAGTCTATAAAAAGACTTATCAGAGGCCGGCCTCATGGCTCAAAAAATCAGCGAGCTAATAAATCATTTCGGTAGCCAGTCGAAGACCGGGGATGCCCTCGGCGTGTCTCAAGCAACGGTTTCTTATTGGCTGTCCGGGTCGCAAAAGGTTAGCCCCGAAAAGGCAATGCTTGCCGAGATCGTAACCGGTGGCGCGATCAAAGCCTCTTCGCTCTGCGAGCTTATTGCTCAGGTCGAAGCTCGCCACAAGGTAGGTGAATCTTCCACTGAATTCCCGATCCACGCACGTGGGCCTGATGGCTCTGTATGCGCATCCAGTACCCAGCAGGCCAGGCAATGAACAAACTCTATGAATATCGGCAGAAGCTGAAATGCCTCGATTTTCGGTTGAATGCGAATAATCCGACGGGCGGTATCACTAAAGTCGCAAAGTTTTGGGGGCGTCAGGGTACGAGAGGATACGTAAAGGGACAAAAAGGCACATAAAGAGACATAAACAGGGGAAAAGAGTGCTTTTCGCACGCCTTGCGGCGTTATGAAACGTGCCGTTACTATGCGACCAGACCTGACGGAATTGCAGACAAAGAAAAGCCCCGGACGCTACCAACGCCGGGGCCTATTCGGGAAAGACGCTACCAACGTCTTCTGTATACCAGCTAGGTCAGTACACAACCCCGAGGGGAGAAGCGTTTGAGACGGCTTCTTAGTGTCCGGATAGGCACATGTGCCTATTTCGTACACCTACGGACTGTATTACCGTACTGCGTATTGCGCAACACTGTGTGCACATGCAGTAGTGTCATTTCCGATGACATGCCAGCTTTCGATCTATTCGCAGGCTCTGGCGCGGTTACAGAACGATCTCCTCGGTTTTTCCAATTATTGGAGAGATCGACCATGGCTCAAATTGCCGACAGCAACACCGATGGACCTAACCTTCCTATTAATGGCGCTCGGGCTACTGCTGCCCAGCTTTGCGCCAAGTATCAAGTCAGCCGCACCACTTGGTGGCGCTGGTCGAAGACTCCTGGCTTCCCTGAACCGCTGAGGTTCGGGCGTTCCGTACGCTGGGACCCAGGTCTCGTAGATACCTTCCTCACACTCAATTCGCAGGCCTCCGCGTGAAGGCCTGTGGATCAGCATTTTTGCTGTCTGGCTAAATCGCAGGCAACAAAAAGCCCGCTTCGCAGGCGGGCCTCTTAAACCACTCGTTCGCAGCGAGTGATTCGGTACTTCTTCGTTCAGGAGAACGATATGTCACGCCCAGAAATTACCACTACGCCATCAAAGGCGCAACTCCCAAAGCTCAAGCCCTGCTCTTTCGGGATGGAATACACCGAGCTTTTCAACATCAATGCGGACGCGAACTTGATCGAAGCGCTATCAGTCGCATCCGATCTGTCGGACGGTATCAGCCAGTTGTGCAGTCGTTTGGCCTACGCAATCAACGATGGCGAGATCGCGTACCTGTCTGAGGTTCGCACCCTGGGCTTCATTGGTGATGTTGTATCCGCGCTCACCCGCTCAGCTGAGCGCGGGCTCAAGGCAGCATACGAAGCGGAGGACGCACAATGAAGCCTCCAATGTGGAACCAGCTGCTGGTCAACGTTGAGCGCGAGTTTCCATCCCCCTTCGCGAAGGGGGCAAAGCTCACGCCTGCCCAGGTCGAACAGCTGCAGTGCGTAGAGAACACCAACGACGAATTCCAGATCAGCACACTGAGCGGAGTTGCCGCTATCGGTGAGCTCATCGCGCATGCAGCAAATCACGGCGAACTCTCTGATGAACTCGCCATGAGTGCCGGCTGGCCGATCAATTCGTTAGCTTATTTGTCGATGACAATGGCCGAGGCCGGCGCGGCGGCGGCTTACAAGCTGCAAAACATCCCTCACCAGGGAGCCGCCAAATGAACGGACCACTACCAACCATGCAAGAGGCTTCGCAAGAAGCGGAGTTTCAGCTTTGTGCGGCCAAGGATGTGCTCGAGTGGCAGCACGCACTTATCAAGGCCATGCACCTGGATCACCTTCACGACGGCGGGAAAGGGATTGGTGACTTGTTCCAGGTGGCGAAATACTTCAACGACACCGGATTCGGCGGAGTTTATAGCGCTATCGACGAGTTCCGGGTTCTCGGCGAATCCGCGCCACAAAACTCGCAATCCGAAAACGTGGCGCGGGAAAGTGGGGGTGATGAATGACCATCGCCAAATTCCAAGGCGGCGATACCGTCACCATGACCAGCTCGGAAATCGCGGAGTTGACCGGAAAGCTTCACGCGCACGTTATCCGTGACATTCGGGCAATGCTGGAGGCCCTGAAAGATGATCCAGTTTTGGATCATGTCCGCGAAGACAAGGATGCGCGGGGGTACACCGAAAATTTCCACCTAAACCGTGAGCTGACCGAAACGCTGATTACCGGATACAGCATCCCGCTTCGCCACAAAGTGATTCGCCGGCTTCACGATCTGGAAGAGCAAGCCGCGCGCCCGATGACCCAAGCCGAGATCACTGCCGCCAATGCGAATCACCTGGTGGCCGTTGAGCGCCAGCAGCGGGAGCAGCAGGTGGCGCTGGAGCGGATCGAACGCAGGGTCGAGGATCTGAGCCAGACAGTTGTGTGGGATCACTGCCCGCAGAACTGTCAGTCGCTCACTCGCGTGAAGGAAACAATGCTCAAGCGCCACGGGCTTTCGGGTGCTGTAGTCGACTACGTACTGAGGGTCTGGCCAAGTCAGCCTAACCCTGCCGGCATGGTCCGCAACGGCCACGAAGAAGCGCTAGGTTCGCAGTATCTCGTTTGGTCGAAGCACCACGTTACGGCTGCCTTCCACCGCTTTGTTTCCGAATCCACGATGGTCACCGCTACTCAGGCGACTCACCCATATTTTGAGGGCCGGTTCCGCCTGGTCCAGAAGGCCCAGTCATGAGCAAAGTATTGGATATTCCTCCGCAGGTGCTGCCCATGGAATGCATCGACGAGAACCTGTATGAAAAAAACAACGACGCCGCACTGCTGTTGAAGTGCTTCGAAGTAGTGAAGGACGTGCTGGACGTGATCGCCGAGCCTGAGTATTCCATTGAAGATGGCGATGACACCCACATTGACCTCTACCGGGCCTACTATGCGCTTAAGGTCCTATTCCGGCGGCGCACCGGGCACGACGCCGCGCAAGTTGCCAAGGATCACTTCGAGGCAATGGGCCGTCACCTGCTGGCGGGAGAGCCGCGCCCCGAAAACAAAATCCCCGTTCTTGTGTATCCGGCAGAGTGCCTGCCGGACGAAGCGTTCGACGGGCTAACCAATCAAGCGCTGGCTTGTTCTGCCTTCAACTACAGCGATCGTGTCCGGCGACTACTCAACGATCATTCTCCGACCGGGCTATCGCTCGACGAGGCTCGCACTTTTTCCATAGATTCCACCACCGCACTGCGCCTGTTGGTGTTGCGCCTATCTGGTGGCTCTGTGGAGGCCATGGGCTCAAGCCTGGGTCGCAAGGCTGGGGAGACGCTGCAATGACCACTATCAACTCTCACGTCCACCCCCAGGACGCCCGCACAACGCCGGTAATCGTCGGGCCCTGGCCAACCTACGCCCACTTCAAGGATCTGCCCGAGCGCGAACGCTGGGTGCTGTACGGCTCGGCAAAGGCCTATCGCGAAGCTCTGGAAAACCAGGGGTTCGTCATGGCTGAGTCTTATCGCGACTTCATCGCCCGCGTATGCCGGGAGTTAAACGTATGAGCATCATTCGCGCCCCTCGGCCCGAGGGAAATTTCTACCTGCTCAACAAGTCGATCAGCGAGGACCGCCGGCTTAGCTGGGCGGCTCGCGGAGTACTGGTGTTCCTGCTGGGTAAGCCAGATCACTGGGAAATCTCCGTTGCCCACCTGCGCGGCGAAACAGCTACCTCAGGGAAACCCACCGGCCGTGATGGTGTTTACGGACTGCTGCAGGAGCTGATCAGCGCCGGTTACGTCCAACGCCGCCAGGATCGTTCTGAGTCTGGCGTGCTGGGTGAAATCAATTATCTCGTCTCGGAGTCACCGCTTCCGGCTTCACCGCTTCCGGCTTCACCGGATACGGCTCAACCGTATCCGGCAAATCCGACACTAGTAAGTATTGAAGGTAAGCAAGGACTGAAAAAACAAGTAAGCACTGAAAAACCTATGTGCACAACGGAAGCGGAATTGGCTGAATCCTTCGAGATGTTCTGGAAGCTGTACCCCAACAAGAAGTCGAAGAAGGACGCTCGCAAGGCATGGGAGAAGCTGAAGCCATCTATCGAGCTACGACTGACCCTGCTGACCGCCCTGGGGAGTCACCGCCTTTCCCGCGACTGGTCCAAGGACGACGGGCAATACGTGCCGATGGCGTCTACTTGGCTGAACGGGGAGCGCTGGACTGATGAACTGGTACCGGCGTCGGCTGCAAAGGCGAACGCTTTCAACAACCTGCCCACCCACACCCCGGATATGTACCAAGGAGGCGAAGATGGCCCAGCGTTCTAATTTCCGCCGCCAGCCTGAGCAGCGCACCTTCGCCGGCGAGTGCCCGGTCCACGGCGCGGTTGATCGCTCCGAGGTTGAGCAGTTCGACGGCTCTATGGCTGTCCGACCATGCAAACAATGCCAGTTCCATGGCCTGCGCGTAGCGTCACGGGGAAGCGACGAACATTCGCAGGCGCTGGCCAACCTGCAAGCCGAAAGCGTCAACAGCGCGCTTGTAGGCTCCGGCATCACGCCGCGGTTTGCCGATAGCACTCTCGCGACCTACCGCGCCGCGACACCAGCTATGACTCTGGCGCTAGAAACGTGCCAGGGCTATGCCGACAACTTCGGCGAACACTTCCAGGCGGGGCGCAACCTTCTGCTGTGCGGGAACGTCGGTAACGGCAAGACGCACCTGGCCAGCGGCATCGTCCAGCACGTGATTCGTCAGCACCGGGCCGTGGCAGTGATCACCACCGCCGCCGAGATCATCCGCGTGTTCAAGCGCTCGATGGATCGCACCGCCGGCTACACCGAGGGCGATGTGATCAATGAGTTGGCGAGTTTCGACTTGTTGGTGATCGACGAGATTGGCGCCCAGGCCGGCACTCACTACGAGCTGTCGGTTCTGCATGAGGTGCTGGATCGCCGGTACAACCTGGTTCGCCCGACAGTTGTGGTGTCCAACCTCAACGCCCAAGGCCTGGGCCAATACATCGGTGAGCGTGCCCTTGACCGTTTGCGCGAGAACAAAGCGTTGCTGGTCGGTTTCACCTGGGAATCGGCGCGGGGGCGTAAATGAACCACGAGGACAAGTATTACCGTCTCGAGGCCGAGCAGGGCGTGCTGGGCGCGATCATGATCGCCTCGCTCAACGAAAGCGCCGGAATGCTGGACGAGATCATCTCGCAGATGAAGTCTGGCGACTTCTGGCACCAGGACAACGCTGCGCTGTTCGATGTGATTTGCGACTGTCATGCGCAGCGTATGCCCGTTGATGCGGTGACGCTGGGCTCGATTCAGCGCTATCTGCCCAGCGGGACATCTACTCTGCAATACACCATCGACCTATGCCGAGGCGTCCCATCGGCGGCTAATTGGAAGAGCTATGCCCAGCAGGTTAGGAAGTGGGCGCTGGTGCGTCAGTTTCGCGACCTTGGGCGAATCGTTGACAGCGGCGTTTATGACGATCTGCCAGCAGATGAAATCCTTGATCAGTGTGATCTGGCGCTGGCCGACCTGCGTGACCTGAAGGCATCTGGCAAATCAGGTTACAAGCGGATGAGCGATGTTTTACCGATGGTTCTGGATCACATGGATGACGTGCTCAACGATAAGGCGCCCCCAAAACTATCCACTGGCCTGGCCGATCTCGACAAGCTGATTGGCTTCCTTCGCCAGAAGTCGATGGTGGTGATTGGAGGTCGACCGGGCAGCGGCAAGACAATGCTGGGGCTGCAGATCATGAATCACGTTGCTACTCGCGGGCGCGGCGTAGGACTGGTGGTAAGTCTTGAGATGCCTGGCGAACAACTGACACTGAGGACCATTGCGAGCCTGGGCGGCGTAGACCTGCGTCGGATGGATGAGGTCAAGTGCCTGGAGCAAGAGGAGTGGAACCGGATCGGTGTCGCCGCCGGGAAGATCAAGGAGGCAGAGCTCTACCTGCTCGACACTCCAGGCCTGACGATGCCGGCCATCCGCGCCGAGGCGTTGAAGCTCCAGCGCGAGGTTGGGCTCGACATCCTGATGATCGACTACGTGCAGATTGTCGGGACTGACGTCAAGTCGCAGAACCGTGCCGACGCAGTAGCCAAGGTGTCGATTGCCATCATGAACCTAAGCCGTGAACTGGCGATTCCGATCTTGGTGCTGGCGCAACTCAATCGAGGCCCGGCCAATCGGCCAGGCAAGAAACCGCAGGCCAGCGACCTTAAGGAAAGCGGCCAGATTGAGCAAGACGCGGACGCGGTGATCCTGGTGCATTACGACCGGGATTCCGAGATGGGCCAGCAGGGCGTGACCGAGTTGATTCTGGATAAGGGGAGGCAAGCCGAAGCCGGCTCATGTCTGGTACAGCGTCAAGGCCAGTTCGGGCGGTTCGTCAACTTTGCGGGCCGTGAGCCCACCCAGGAAGAGGTGGAGATCAGCCGCCCCTTCGCCAGCCAGTACAAGGGGAGGAAGAGCAATGAGAAGTTTTAGGCTGCTGGATCGCCTGTTAGGCCGGCGAAACGAACAATTCGTACCCGGCGAATGCTTGAGTGCGCTGAATGCTTCGATGAAGACGGGCCAGGTCTGGATCATCCCGGAGGGTGCCGTCGTTGTCCCGTCACCTGCAGAGCCAAAGTACCCCGAAGCCGAGCGAATCGCTGCGTCAATCAGGGATTTCCCCGAAGACTGGGGTTGGGAGCGCAAGGGGTTCGACCTGATCCACATCCCCAGCGGGTTCAGGCTGTGGGTGGGCAATGAAGGCTATGGCTTGGCCGAGGTTCATCCGAATAACGGAAAGACGGATTTCACGAAGCCCGAGCAGGCAATCATCTGGCCGGCTGTGGCCGATTGGCTTGGGCACCGAAAGGTCGGGTTCACTGGGCGCCTGCCGAAAGCAAGGATCACCGGTCGCCACGGCACCTTCTGGTGCTTTGCCAAGGAGCACCCGTGGGCAGGGGTTGGCGATTCGCCTGAGGAAGCGTATCGAGCCTGGCGTCACGCCATATCGGCCCAGGCTCGCAGCGACATGAGGCCAAACGAATATCTGCAGGTGCGGAGTGCGAGCCTATGACGACCTCAAGATCGTTAGACAGGATCGCCCCTCGTGCTGATGCCGAGCAGACAGGCGTTAGATTCCAATATTCACGTTTTCCGCTACAAGCCACGGATTGCGGGGCCTGCGCCCTGCATCCACAAATTGTGATTGTGGAGGTTTGTAAAAGCCTCGGGAGTGCCGCAAATGAGTAACGTAACGGCGGCATTGCCGCGCAAGAGCCTGCTGGAACATGAACGCAAATTCTTGAAGATTGCCGGGGATGGCCTGGCCCAGGAGAAGGTTGGAGGTGCTGCTGCGTTGGCTTGCCTTCTGGATATGGTCGCCAGTTGGCACGCCACCAGGGTCAACATCGAGTTTGGTGATTACTGCAAGCGCTGGGTGTCCGAGGGCAACGCCAAGAGCAAGTCAGCGGACAAGTTGTTGCGCAACATCCTTGGCCTGGATGACAACCCACCGCCACGCCGAATTCGGAGGGCTGCCTGATGAGCGTGTATCGAGATGCAGCGCATTGCATCAGCCGCGTGATGTCTATCGAGATCCACGACGGCACCAAGAAGGCGTCGTGGCAGCGCAAGTACAAGGCGACATTCGACGATGAGTTGCTCGGAGGTGGGTTAAGCGATGATCTTTCACCAGAGGAGCGGCTGACTCAAGACTCAATGACCCGATCGACAATCAAACGGACCCTGCCGGAAATCCAGTGGCAGGCGCTGGTGGGTAAGTACTCGATCAACCAGGACGAGGTGAGGGTCGCCGCCGCATACCTCACGCCTCGGGTTGTCAGCCCTGCTCATCAGCTGTTCAAGACCAAGTGCGTCATGGCTTGGATGATCCCGGAGCGCCGCAACGGGCTGCCATCTTCATTCTACGTTCTGCATAGCTGGGATGCTGATGGCACGCCTGAGAGAACCTTGCGCCGCTGGCGTGCCACCACGAAGGCTTGGCTGGATGATCAGGTTGCTGCCGCACACTTCGCGGTTGAGGCTCTGCTCGAAGATCGTGGTTTGTTGTTCCGAGAGGTGGCTTGACAGTGACCGAGTGACCGCGTAGATTTCGAACCTGCGGTTTGGTGCATCACAGGATGACAACCAGACAAAGAAAACCCGGCCATTGCGTCGGGTTTTTTTATGCCCGAAATTTGTTGCGTGAGCCATAGCCAGGGTGGGCCTTCGGGCAGGGCCTGGACGCGGTATCGCCGGTCGTCACGCGTTACGAAAGAACACCGGCAGCATGAGCAGCCCAAACCTGTGTGCTATTGGGGCTGGCTCAAGCGGGCAGCGTGGGAAGACACGCACGTTATGCAGGTTATCGCCCAGGCAGCTGGGCTAAGTCGGTAGAGGCGTCGTCTAATCCCGTGCGGACAATGGGCGGCTACGCGATGAGAGGGCAGGGTACGTGACCCGGCGATCTGCCCCGCCAGAGCTGGAGAGTTGCACCAGCCACCTGCACCTATTTCGAGGCTCGCCATATCGGCGGGCCTTTTTCGTATCTGGAGCACAGTAATGACCGATCAAGCGAAACGCGACAAGCAGGCTGTCATCGATGCAGTAGTGGGTGGCGACCTCGCCATGCTTGCCACGGCATTGAAGCGTCTCTCGAACAGTGATCCCTCGGGATTCCTCTACATTACCAGCGACCTGCTCAACACCAATCAGCGCGAGCAGTTCTCGATGATGGGCTTTGGCCGTTTGCCCGACGCCTACCATGCTGATGGGGTTGTGTATGGCGTCATGTATACCGATGGCTCTTTCCTGTCAAAGCGAGCCCATCCTGCCGGTGTCGGACTACCCATTGACGAGGTAAGCCAGGCTGTCGCGAAGGCCCGCGCCGAGTATGAGCAGTCTGTGTTGAACGTGGTGCATAGCCTTGGGAGCACGATGGAGCTGCTGGACAAGATGCTCGCCGGCCACTCCTCCGTTGATACCAAGCTGGCCAGTCTCGCTCATGTCGAGCTGTTGAAAGGTAAAGCGCTGCTGGTTGCTGCACTGAATCCAGCGACCCGCTAATCCATTCCTTAACTCCCTAACCGGGAGGATACCGAGATGAACCTGATGCCTGAGAAAAACCCCGACTTCTGGGCCCAGGTGTGGCTGGTCCTCTCGAACCCACTGTGGCAGGGCGCAATTATGGCCTTCACGATCACGCTGTTGCGCGTGCTGTATGACGCCAAAGAGCCGAACTACTGGCGCACCTTGTTCGAGGCGCTGCTGTGTGGTGCCTTGAGCCTGTCAGCCAGCAGCATCATCGAGTGGATGGAATGGCCGCCGAGCTTGTCAGTCGCCGCCGGCGGCGCCATCGGCTTCATTGGTGTGACAGCTATCCGTGACCTGATCATCAGATTCCTTGGCAGAAAGGCGGACTCGGCATGAAGGCGATAGCAGTGGCAATCATCGTCGCCTTGGTTGGTCTGTTGCTCGTTGGCATCCAGCAGATGCGTGTCGAGGATCTGCGAAACGAAAAGCTCGTTGAGACCCAGGCGAAGGTGGACGCCATCAAGGCCAACACCGAAAGCCAGGACACCATCACAACGCTGCGGGCCGAGGCCAAGCGCAATACAGACTACCTGAAAGACTTGAAAAATCGCATCAGGGCCAGCGAGAAGAAAGCCGAGAAGGCGAGGAAAGACTTTGAAGAACTCAAGCGCAACAGCAAGCCTGTTCGTGACTGGGCTGCTCAGCCTCTTCCTGACGGCCTGCGCGGCAAAGCCGGCGGTGGTGACAAAGACCCAGGCCGTAAGAATTGAAGCGCCCGAACTGATCCCCTGTGAACGGGTGGACCAGGACGAAGCCGACCTTCGCTTCAACGGCGATGTATGGGAGCTGAAGGACAAGGCCATCAAGTTGCTGGATACCTGCGCTGACCAGGTGGACGCCCAGATCGTCCGCAGCCAGAGCAAGTAACCCGCGCCACGTTTTCGAATGCGCCAAATCGTGGCGCGCCAACAGGGCAGGAGGTTGGTGATGGTACGGACAGACAGCTTCCACCACTACAACGATGGACGTGGCAAGCGCCGCGTCTACGTGAACGGGAACGAGATTGAGCGGGTTGTCTGGTGCGACACAGTCCAAGGCATCGCGGTTTACATGCCACAGCCAGCGAGAGTCAAAAAGCCTGGGCGTAATGAGGTGTACACCAGGCGCTTGAGAGGACAGGTCACGGTAGAGGCGGTCAACTGATGGCTTGCAATGGATGCGCCGCTCGGCGGGAATGGGTCAACAAGATGAAGAGGCTGGCATATGAGCGAGCAAGTGAGCTGCTTACTGGTCGAGTTGCTGACCGAGCAGAAGAAGCAGACCTCCCTGCTCGAACAGATAGCGAGCCAGCAGATTCTGATGATCGAAGTGCTGGCCGATGAGCAGGGTGATCAAGACCCCGACGCCATGCCGATGACGTACATCGATGGGAGCAAGGTGACCTGATGGCCAAGATACCCAGCCTCAAGTCCAGGCTCACACCTGTAGGGGTTCGCCAGATGTCCACGGTAAACCCGGACAGTTGGCGAACCGGCAAAGAAACATCAGCCCAGCGTGGCTACGGATACAAGTGGCAGAAAGCCAGACTCAATCACCTCGATCTTAATCCCCTCTGTGCGTATTGCGAGAGTGAAGGGCGGGTAACGGCTGCGACGGTGGTCGACCATAGCACTCCTCATCGCGGCGACATGACGATCTTCTGGGATCGGAGCCAGTGGGTTTCGCTATGTGCCCACTGCCACAGCTCGACCAAACAGAAAGAGGAAGCCCAGGGCTTCTAACTCAGGAAAGACAATGCAACCGATACCGGACCTTGATGGCTACTTCGCCAACGAGGACGGGGAAGTTGTGTCCGCAAGGTCGGGGCAAGGCAGGCTGATCAAGTCCAGGGTGCGTGACGGTTACAAGGCCGTGACGTTGAGCGTCAAGGTCGGGGGAAAGAGGCAGCGTCACCGCTTCGAGGTCCACCGACTGATACTCAAGGCCTATGGCGGGCTACCACCATCTGCTGCGCATGAAGCCCGGCATCTGAATGGTGACTCACTGGATAACCGTCCCAGCAACCTTGCATGGGGGACGAGGCTCGAGAACACAGCTGATGCGATAAGGCACGGCACGCTCGGACCTGGCATGCGATCAAGGCGCAGAAAGCTGACCGACCTGCAAGTTCTTGAGATCAGGCGCAGGCATGGGGCTGGTGAGCAAAGCGCGGACCTCGCCCGCGAGTTTGGTGTGTGTCGCGAGTACATCCCTCAACTCGTCAGCGGGAAGGCCTGGAGATGCCTTCCGTTGGCCGCTGCCTATGAAGCACGCCAGTGACGTGTAGCAAGTGGGAGGGGTGCCTTCAGAGTTCGGAGCTTTTCGACTCTAGACCACTCCCCCTCTCACGCGCGATTTTTTTCCCCTTTTTAAAGGTTTTTGTTAATGGCGTTAACAGACAAAAAACGCCGTTTTGTCGAATCCAAGGCTTCAGGTGCCTCGAATCGCGAAGCGGCTGAGGCCGCTGGATACGCGGCCGCCAGCGCTTCGGCTGCTGGATCGAGGCTAGCAAAAGACCCTGATGTTGTTGCCGCTCTGGAGAAGTTAAAGGCCTCTCAGAATGTTAAAGGCTCGCCTGCTGTATCTGAGCCCGGTGGCCAACAGGTCGAGGGCGACGAAGAGGGCCTGGCTGATCTGCCAAACACGGATGATCCTCTTGTATGGCTGCTGGCTCTCATGAATGAGCCCAACGCGAAAATCTTCGACCGGCGCAACGCTGCTCAGTCGGCACTCCCGTATTTCCACGGCAAGAAGTCGGGTATGGGGAAGAAGGAACAAAAGCTCGAAGATGCCGCAAAAGTTGGAGCGAACAGCAGGTTTGGTCTGCGCGAACGTCACTTAAAGGCCGTTAAATGAAAACATGGACCACTGCCTGCCCTGAGTGGGAAGACCGTATTGTGCAGGGTCAGTCGCTGGTCCCGCTTGCGCCAATCTTTCCCGATCAGGCCGAGGATGCGCTGGACGTGTTCGGCAATCTCCGGATGGTTGATGCTGACGGCAGCCCGTTGATGGCTGATACCTGTCGGGCGTGGGTTCTAGACCTCGTGGCCGCGCTATTCGGCGCGTATGACGCAGAGGCCGGCCGTCGGCTGATCACCAATTATTTCCTGATGGTGAGCAAGAAGAACGGAAAAAGTACGATCGCCGCCGGGATCATGTTAACCGCGCTGATCTTGAACACTCGACCATCAGGAGAGTTCCTGATTCTGGCGCCCACGAAGGAAGCTGCCGACAACGCCTTCAAGCCGATCAGGGACATGATTGATGCCGACGATGACCTCAAGGCCAGATTCCATGTGCAGGAATACAACCGGATCATTACTGACCACCTGAACAAGGCAAACTTGAAAGTAGTCGCTGCCGACTCCGCGACAGTCACCGGCAAAAAAGCTACTGGTGTGTTCATCGACGAGCTTTGGGAGTTTGGCAAGCAGGCCAAGTCAGCCAAGATGCTCGTAGAGGCGACCGGCGGACTGGCTTCTCGGCCTGAAGGCTTCGTGTTCTATTGCACCACCCAATCCGATGAGCCGCCTGCTGGAGTGTTCAAGGCAAAACTTGACTACGCCAGGAACGTCCGTGACGGGAAAATTGAGGATCGCCGTTTCCTTCCCGTGATCTACGAGTTCCCGCAAGAAATGATCAAGCAGGGCGAGCACCGGGATCTGGCAAACGCGCATGTCACCAATCCCAACTGGGGGCTGTCCGTCGACCAGCAGGTGATTGAGCAGAAGTACCAAGAGGCCCAGGCGGAAGGTGAGGGCGCCATTCGCGGTTTTCTCGCAAAGCACCTTAACGTCGAGATCGGGATGGACCTTCGTTCTGATCGCTGGGCTGGCGCTGATCACTGGGAGGCCGCTGGCGACAATTCGCTGACCTTTGATGAACTGTTGCGGCGATCCGAAGTGATTGTAGTGGGTATCGATGGTGGCGGGCTGGATGACCTGTTGGGGCTCAGTCTGATTGGTCGCGAGCGCGAAACACGGCGCTGGCTGCACTGGTCGCACGCCTGGGCCCACAAGATCGCGCTGGACCGCCGCAAGGACATCGTTTCAAACCTGCTTGGCTTCGAGGCCGATGGCGATCTGACGATTGTTGACCGGCCTGGTGATGACGTGCTGCAGGTGGCAGATATCATCTGCGAGGTTCGTGACGCAGGCCTCTTGCCGGACAAGCAGGCAATTGGTGTCGACTCAGCTGGCATCGGCGACATCATTGACGAACTGACCACTGAAGAGCGCGGCATCACCATGGAGCAGATCGTTTCGATCTCCCAGGGCTGGCGGCTCAACGGTGCCATCAAGACTACAGAGCGTAAAGTGGCCGGCGGTGAGTTCATTCACGGTGGCACACGTCTGATGGCCTGGTGCGTAGGTAACGCCAGGACGGTCGCGGTGGGTAACGCGATCGCAATCAATAAGCAGGTGAGCGGCTCGGCGAAGATTGACCCGCTGATGGCCACGTTCGACGCAACCACGCTCATAGCGCTGAACCCGGTGGGTTGCGGCGATCTACAGGGCTTTTTCGACAATCCAATTATGGTGGGGCTTTGATGGCGCGCGAAAAGAAACCCGGGCGAATCAAAGCCACTCTTCAAAATTGGCTTGGTGTGCCCATCGGCTTAAAGGATGGCTCGTTCTGGCAGGAGTGGTTCGGTAGTTCGGTCAGCGGGCAGCACGTATCTGTTGATAAAGCTATGCAGCTGTCTACGGTATGGGCCTGCGTCCGCTTGCTTTCGGAGTCGGTATCGACTTTGCCGTTGAAGCTGTACCGGCGCCTGCCGGATGGCTCAAGGGCTCCTGCGACTGACCATCCGCTGTATCGGCTGCTGTGCCGGGTTCCGAACTCGGAAATGACCCCTCAGCGCTTCATGCTGCTGGTGGTGGCCAGCATCTGCCTTCGAGGCAACGCTTTCGTCGAGAAGAAGATGTTGGCGGGCCGGATCATCGCGTTGGTGCCGCTTCTGCCGCAGTGCATGCGGGTCAAGCGGCAGGAAAATGGTCGGCTCAAGTACACCTACACTGAGAACGGTGTCGAGCGTGACATCCCCGAAAAAACCTTGATGCACATCCGCGGCTTTGGCCTGGATGGCGTGTGCGGGATGTTGCCCGTGACGACTGGCAAGGAGATCTTCGGATCAGCCATGGCAGTAGAAGAGGCGGCCGCAAAGGTCTTTGCCCAGGGCATGCAGGCCTCCGGGATTCTCTCCAGCGACAAGACGCTAACCCCGGCACAGCGCGAGCAGTTGCGCAGCAGTCTTGGTTCGTTCATGGGCTCCAAGAACGCCGGCAAGATCATGGTGGCCGAGGCCGGGCTGAAGTACCAGGGGATCACGATGAACCCCGAAGCCTCGCAGATGCTGGAGTCGCGTTCTTTCAGCATTGAGGAAATGTGCCGCTGGTTCCGGGTTCCTCCGTTTATGGTTGGGCACATGGACAAGCAGTCCAGCTGGGCCAGCTCTGTAGAGGCTCAAAACTTACATTTTCTGACTAACAGCCTCCGCCCTCTTTTGGTGAACATCGAGCAGGAAATCACGCGCTGCTTGATTGGAGAGGCGGATGCTGACGAATTCTTCGCTGAGTTCGCGGTAGAAGGCCTGCTGCGCGCTGACAGCGCCGGTCGCGGCGCCTGGTACAACACAGCCCTGCAAAACGGCTGGATGTGCCGCAACGAAGTGCGGCGCCTGGAAAACATGGCTCCGATTCCTGGTGGCGATACGTTCACAGTCCAGTCTGCGCTCGTGCCGCTTGATCAACTCGGCAAACAGTCTGCCGGTATGTCAGCGGCGGCCACAGCCTTCATGTTGCGTATCACCGCCGCCAATCAGAGCGGCGACAAGGACGCAATTAAGGAGGCCTTTGAGCTGGCCACCAAGGCGCTGGATACGGGGAACCCTGATGGGCCAATGATGGCTCATGCACTGATATCGCTACCACGGCTTCTGGCCGCTTGATCATGGAGTAACCCTATGACAATTCGAAGCCTTCCGGCAGCGCCGGCGGGTCGCCCCTGCGCGGGCGTTTCGTTTGATCTGATGCCAAAGGCCATGGAGAACTGGAACCAAGGCCTTCAGGCTGCCGCAACTGACGACAAGAACACGATCTCCGTTCTCGACCCAATTGGCTTTGATCCATGGTCCGGCGAGGGCGTGACAGCCAAACGCATCTCGGCAGCACTGCGAGGCATGGGCGGTGCTGATGTCACCGTCAATATCAACTCCCCGGGCGGCGATATGTTCGAAGGCCTGGCGATCTACAACATCCTGCGCGAGTACGACGGTCACGTAACAGTCAAGGTCTTAGGTCTGGCGGCGTCTGCCGCTTCGATCATCGCCATGGCCGGTGATGAGATCAAGGTCGCCCGGTCGGGCTTCTTGATGATCCACAACGGCTGGACCATCGCGGCAGGTAACCGCCACCAATTCCGCGAAGTGGCCGACATGATGGAGCCGTTCGATGCTGCCATGGCTGATATCTACGCCGCCCGCACCGGCGGCGAGCTTAAGGCCATGCAAAAGCTGATGGATGCTGAAAGCTGGATCGGCGGATCTGCGGCGGTAGAGCAGGGTTTTGCCGACGCGCTCCTTGATTCCGATTCGGTCAAGGAGGGAACCAAGGCCCAGGCCGGTTTAATTGCCGCTCGCAAGCTCGATCTGATCCTGGCCAAGCAAGGCATGACGCGTGCCGAGCGCCGCTCCCTCATTCAAGAAATCAAGTCCGGTACGCCTTGCGCTACTGGGCACGGTACGCAAGACGCTGCCGACAACCTGGCCAATTTGGCCGAACCCATCGCCGAGATAAACAGCTTCTTCGCAGAGCTTTCGGCAGCCAGCAAGAAAATCCAGGAGAAATACAATGTCTGATTCGCAAGATCTGCTGAATAAATTCAGCGCAGAGTTGAAGCAGGCTTCCAGCGCGTTCAGCGCTCAAGCCGAGTCCGCATTGGCGGAGGCCAAGAAGGCCGGCACACTGTCCGCCGAAACTAAGGCCGCCGTCGACGAGATGGCGCTGAAGTTCAACACGCTGACCGATGCTGAAAAGCAACTGAAGGCTCAACTCGGTGAACTTGAGCAAGAGTTTGCTCGCATCCCAACTCAAGCCGCCGCACAGCACCGCGATACCGTGGGCGGCGTGGTTATCAAAAGTGAAGCGCTCGCCGAGTTCGCTAAGAGCGTGCAAGGCAATCGCCGTATCAGCGTTCCAGTCAATGCTGCACTGTTGAGCGGCGGTGTTGCCCCTGGCGTTGTGGAGCCTCAACGCCTGCCAGGTATCGACGTGATGCCAAAGCAGCGGCTGTTCATCCGTGATTTGATTGCCCCGGGTCGTACCACCTCACCGGCAATCTTCTGGGTGCAGCAAACCGGCTTCACCAACGCCGCCAAAGTGGTCGCAGAAGGCACTCAGAAACCGTACAGCGATATCCAGTTCGGCACCAAGATCACACCGGTTACTACCCTTGCGCATATGTTCAAGGCGTCAAAGCAGATCCTGGATGACTTCGCGCAACTTCAGTCGACCGTAGACGCCGAGATGCGTTACGGCCTGAAGTATGTCGAAGAAGCTGAAATTCTGTTCGGTGATGGCACTGGCGTGCATTTGCACGGCATCGTTCCGCAAGCCTCCGCTTATGTTGGCGCATTCGCTCCGGAAGCGATGACCCAGATCGACGAGCTGCGCCTGGCCATGTTGCAGGCTCAACTTGCACGCCTGCCAGCGAGTGGTCACGTCCTGCACTACACCGACTGGGCCAAGATTGAGCTGACCAAGGACACCTTGGGCCGCTACATCATCGGCAACCCGCTTAGCTTGGCCGGTCCTACCCTCTGGGGCCTGCCGGTCGTTGCAACCGAGGTGCCAGCGTTCTTGGGCAAGTTCCTGACCGGTGCGTTCCAGACTGGAGCCCAGATCTTCGACCGTGAGGATGCCAACGTGGTGGTCTCGACCGAAAACGCCGACGACTTCGAGAAGAACATGATCTCGATCCGTTGCGAGGAGCGTCTGGCGCTGGCCGTCAAGCGCCCTGAAGCGTTCATCTTCGGCACCTTCACCGTCCCAGCGCCTTAATCTGGCGAGCACCTGGCCGTCATTGCCGGCCAGGTGTCAGGAGCTTGAGCATGAAATTAAAAGCACTACGACCGTTTTATAAGGATGGCGGGGTGATTCTTGATGGTGAGACGTTCGAGACCGAAGAGCAGCATGGTCGCGAGCTGATCACTCGACAAATCGCCGTGCCTGCCGAGGAAGACGACAAGTCGGAACAGAAGCGCCGCATAAAGAAGGAGGGGTGAGATGTCAGTCATCCCTATTGAGCAGGCCATGCAGCACTTGAGGGCTGAAAGCGAGGATCAGGAGTACGTGGTGCTAGTGCTGGAGGCTGCGGAGGACAGCGCCTCGCAGTTCTTGAACCGTCGCTTCTATGCTGACGCCGAAGCTCTTGCTTCTGGCGTTCTGGCCGGAGACGCCGGCGCCGATCCGATTCTGGTCAATCCATCCATTCGGGCAGCCTGCTTGTTGATCGCCGGAAAGCTTTACAACTCCAGGGAGGATGCTGTCACCGGCATCTCCGTAACCGAGCTCCCATCTGGCTCGCAATCGCTGTTGATGCCTTATCGCGTCAGCCTGGGGGTTTAGATGAGGGCTGGAGATCTGCGTCACCGCTGCATGCGTCGCGGCTACATCGAAGGCAAGGATGCCCTCGGCCAACCCTCGAAGGTCTGGGGCGACCTGGGCAAGCTCTGGGCGGAGATCAACATTCCCTCCGGACGCATGTACGAGGCCGCGTCACAGATGCAGGTCACGGTGAATGCTGAGATCAACATCCGCTACCGCAAGGACGTGTTGGCGGGCCAGCACCTGGTGCACGACGGCACCACTTACGAAATCATCGCGCCGCTGGCCACCAACCAGCGCGACATGCTGAAACTCATGTGCAAAACGGTGAAGCCAAAATGAGCAACGGATCGCTGACAGTTCTGGGGCTTGGTGAGCTGCAGGCCGATTTCGAGCGCCTCGCCAAGTCGGTGGGTAACAAGATCGCCAGGGATGCAGTTATGGCTGGTGCCAGGGTGGCCAGGGACAAGGCCCGGAGCACGGCACCGGTTCGCACGGGCAAACTGAAGAAGAACATTATTGCGGTAAGCGTGAAACAGGCTGACACGCCTGGCGGCGCTACTGCCGGTATTCGCGTAAAAAATCCAACTGGCAAACAATCCAAGGCGCTCAAGCGTCCCGGCAAAAAAGGGCGCACCTCGAAAACGGATTACGAATCACCGTTCTACTGGAAGTTCCTGGAGCTGGGCACATCGAAGATGCAGGCCCATCCATTTATTCGACCATCTTGGGACGGCAGCCTGCCTCAGATCGAAAAGGCCGTTGCCGACAAGCTGGCCGAAGGCATCGACAACGCCATCACCCGGTAACCCCCAATGATTGAGAAATCCCTCATCGACAGGCTTTCGCCTCTGGTCGACGGGCGAGTGTACTTCGGCGTTGCGCCGGTGGACGCCGCCCAGCCACGCCTGGTGATTCAAACGGTAGGCACCACCACCGGTTTCACACTCGCCGGCTGGGATGGCTCCAGCGACCTCGCTATACAGCTCGACGCATGGGGGGAGAGCTTCCTCGAGGCGCTCACGCTTGCTGGCCTGGCCTTTGCCGCGATGACCACGGATGACGCTGACTTCACCACCGGCAGCGCAGACCGCCTGGCGGATGTGTTCGAGAACGACACCAAACTTTTCAGCGTGAGCTGGGAATACACCCTGCAACCATAGGAGGCCACATGGCCGTTCAAACTCCAACGAAAGCGAAGTTCGTCAAGACGCAGGGCACGGCTCTCAGCGTTTCCAAAGCCACCACACTCGACCCCAAGGCGGTCGGTATTGAATGGGCCGATCTGTCAGTAACGATCAAACAGCCGCAGTTCCAGGGTGGACAGTCGGATGAAATCGAAGTAACGGTGCTCGCCAGTGAGGCAAAAGAGTTCACCGTAGGCCTGGCCGACAACGGCACCTTCAGCATGTCCGGCAACTGGAAGGCCGACGACGAAGCCCAGACCGTACTGCGTACTGCTCGTGATGATGGTGAGCCGCGCGCCTTCAAGTCGCTGTTCAAGGACGGCTCGTCTTCGAGTTTCCTCGGTCTGGTGACCCAGTTCACCTGGGACGCCGCGCCAAACGGCACCGTCAACGGCACGTTCAACGTGCGTATCACTGGCGCCGTATCCTTCGACCTGCCTCCGGTGACTCCATAATGGCGCGCACGAAGATCGGCGCCGTGGCGGATCTGCGCTCCATGGCACTGGACCCGATGCGCAACTTCAAGCATGAGCGCCTCACCATCGACGAGTGGGAGGGCGCCCAGGTGGTGGTCAGGGCGTTGAGCGCTGGCGACTGGGTTGAGTATCGCCGCCGCGCTGCTTTGGCGGTTGCTGAAGCCCGTCAGGATGCTGGGCTTCCGGCTCAGTCTCCATCAAATGAGGGTGTCGATGAGGCGCCGCTTGAGCCGCGGGTGGAGATTCATTCCTCGCCGCTCTATGCATTCGTCCTGGTGCGGGCGTTGCTCGATGAGAACAATGCTCGAGTGTTCCAGGACGAGGACGTGCCTTCCGTAGCTGACGCCTTCAGCCCAGTGCATGACCGGCTCGTCGGCAAGGTTTTCGAGCTGAGTGGTGTAGCGGCCGGCGCTGGCGCGCAAGATCCGGTGGATGCTGCGGGAAACGACTGACGGAGGAGCCGGAGTTGGCATTTATGCTGACTCTTGCCCTCCGGCTTGGCATGACACTCCAGGACCTGCGTTCACGGATGAGCGCGGAGGAACTGTTCCTTTGGATGGCCTACAACCAAGAATCTCCACTGAGCGACACCCGGGGTGACATTCAGGCCTCGATCATTGCTGCTTCGGTGTTTCAGGCCCAGGGCGCGAAAGTTTCGGCTGTGGACCTGATGCCAAAGTGGAAGGATGAGGCGGCTGCGGTTGTTGATGAGGTGGCGGAAGCCGAGGAGGGAGAACAGCTATTCAAGGCGTTCTTGATGGTCAAGTCATCCGAGTGACGAAGGTCAACCGCCGCCCGGGCCCTATCCTCATGCTAGATTCTCTCTTTTGCAAGGAAGATAGTCATGAGGAGATGCGCGGTTTTAGTTGCTGTTGTTATCGCAGGCTGTGGAAATTCGGAAAGGCCGGATTCAGAGGTTGTGATCGATGAGTCCGCTCTTTCGGTTTACTCCAAAGAGCATTATCCGAAGACTTATCAGCAGTGGGGCGATGATGGTGTTGAGCGAATAAAAGTCGCTGAGCGAGCAGCGCTCCTAAAGTCAGCAAAGCAAATGAAATGCGACAAAGTTGAATACGTGGGGCTCTCTGAGCAGATGAGTAGCCCGCCTAATAAAATAGTTGTTTTTGCCGACTGCCTCAATCGATGGCGTTTCTACATCGATCAGAATTCTGAAATTCTCAGTAGTGAGAGAACCAAATAACCCGCCAAGGCGGGTTTTTTTATGTCTGGAGAAAAGCATGGCAGGGCAAACCCTTCGCTCCCTGATCGTCAGCGTCTCAGCCGAAACGAGCGCATATCAGCGTGAGATGGCAAGGGCTGGCCGCATGGGGCAGAGCTATCTGCGAACCATCACTTCTGGAAACCGTGATGCGACTAGTTCGTGGAGATCCCAGGAGGCAGCCGTTCGAGCCCAGGGCTCTGCGATGCAGGCGCTTACATCCTCAGTGGGAGGCTACGCAAAGGCCATGGCCGGCGCTCTTGCTGTGGGGAATGTCATTCACCAGGCTGACAGCTGGAATCAGGTAAATGCTCGACTGAAGCAAGCCTCTACGAGCACTGAGGATTTTTCTGTAAGCCAAAAGGCGCTATTTGAGATCAGTCAGCGCACCGGTACTGCTTTTGCCGACAACGCAGGTCTATTCAGTCGTTCGTCCGTATCGATGCGCGAGTTTGGCTACTCATCGAGCGAGGCTTTGGGTGTCACCGAAGCGTTGGCCCTTGGGCTTCAGCTTTCCGGCGCTGGTGCAGCAGAAGCCTCCTCTGTTATCACGCAGTTCTCCCAAGCTTTGGGTCAGGGTGTATTGCGCGGCGAGGAGTTCAACTCAGTTAATGAAAACGGTGATCGCGTAATCCGGGCGCTTGCTACCGGCATGGGCGTTGCCCGTAAAGACCTCAAGGCAATGGCAGACCAAGGCCTACTTACCATTGACAAAGTGGTGCCGGCGCTGATTAGCCAGCTTGGTACCCTTCAGGGGGAGTTCAAGGATTTACCTGGCTCGGTTAGTCGAGCAACTACAACCGTCAGCAACTCATTCCAGGCTTGGGTGGGCGGGATGGACGGCGCGACGGGCAGTACCAAAATTCTTGCCCGTGCCGTTACCTTTGTTGCCGAAAACATGGATGTACTTGCGGCGTCGGCGCTTACTGTTGGCGCTGCGTATGGCAGCCTGAAAGCGGGGGATTTGATCAAGAGTCTGTGGGCCCAGGTTACTGCTATTCGGGAAGCAAACTCAGCTGAAATAGGGCGCTCTAGGGCTCAGCTTGACGCTGCCAATATGGCTGTAAGACGGGCAGCAGCCGAGACGGTGGCTGCAAATGCGCAGGTTGCTGCGACAAGGTTTACTGATGGGCATGCAGCCGCTCTCAGCCGCTTGCGGATCGCCAGGCTTGCAGATGCGCAGGCCGCCGCTGCCCAAACTGCAGCTCAGTCCGCACAATCAGCAGCGACATCGCTGGCTGGGCGTGCTGGGGCGGCTCTTCTTGGCGTTATGGGTGGGCCTGCCGGACTTGCACTGACCGTCGGTGCCGTGGCTGCCAGCTACCTTCTGTTCAGTGATAACAGCGATAAAGCTCGCCAGGCTACCGTCGATCTTAAGCGGCCTGTAGAGGAGTTGCGCAAGGAGTTTGCTGCGCTGGGCAAAGAGCAGGCCCGGTACAAGCTTGGCGGAGTGATTCAGCAGCAAGCCGACGCCCAAGTGGCGGCGCAGAAAGCACTGCGCGAGATCCGCGCCGCTGCCCAAGGCAATGACAAGTGGGGCGATACCTATTCGGCCAACCCATTCCAGCGCGACAGGGCGGTGACGGACTTCAATCGCCGCATTGCCGGCGGCCTGGATATCGACTCGGCTAGCCAGCAGTTGGTCGCGGCAATCGGCCCAAACGAGGAGATGACCAAGGCTATTAATGCTTCTGCGTCCGCATACGGCGAAGCGATCAAAGCCTCTGGCGATTACGGCGACGTCGCCAATATGCTCACCGCCCGCCTGAACGATGTGGCTACCGCTGCCGGCCAGGCTGGCGCCGGGCTGAAAAAGATTGCGGGACCCGACAAGAAGACTATTGAGGGCTGGAACACCTACACGAAAACCCTCGTTGAGCGCTTGAACTCCGTCAGGGATGGGGGCGACCTGGTTGGCGAGGTGAACCGGAGGATTGAACGGGAGGGCGTTGACCCCGGTACTGCCGAGGGCTGGCGCATCCTAGCCGGCGCGATCAAGGGTTCTGAAACGGCGGCCAAGGCTTCTGAGGAGGCCCAACAAAAAGCCAAGAAAGCCTCGGAGGATATCCAGCGGCAAGCTGAGCAGCTCAACAATGCATACAAGCAAACCCTGGACAACCTTACCCAGCAGGTCGCGCTTTACGGTGAGACAACCGAGATAGGGCGTCTCCGCTACGAGCTCTCCACGGGCGAGCTGTCGAAGCTGTCGGAGAAAAACAAGGTCATGCTTCAGGGCAAGGCGATTGAGCTTGATGCGCTAAATGCCAGAAAGGCCTATGACGGCCTGATGTCTAGCCTTCAAACCAAAGAGCAAGCCCTGCTCGCAACGACGAAAGAGCGGATGCAGGTGCTTGAAACGGCCAACCGTGCCGGCAAGCTATCGTCGGACGACTATCGCGCTGGCGCTGATGCCATCTCGAAAGCCACGGTTACCGAGGCGCCGGAGTTCGGCGGCATCGACTCCTCGGTAGGTGGACCCTCCGGTGAGCTGGTAAAGATCGCCGAGGCTGAAGCAGCCCTGAAAAAGTGGCACGACAAGCAGCTGTCCATGCAGGCGGATCTGCGCGATCAGATCCTGGCCGACCAGCAAAGCACCAATGAGCAGAAGCTCGCCGCCGAGCAGCAGTACCTGGACCGGGTCGTCGAGATCAACCAGACGAACCAGGCGAGGCTTTCTGACATTCAGGGCGCTTATAAAGTTGCCGTGATCGGCACCTTCAGCGAGTTGTCAGGTCAGGCCGCCGATATGGTTGGCAAGATCGCTGGCGAGCAGTCCGGCGCGTACAAGGCATTGTTTGTAGCGCAAAAAGCGTTCGCGGTGGCGTCAATCATCATGAACGCCCAGATAGCTGCAGCGAAGGCACCGGCGGAACTGACCATCCTGGGCGGTATCCCGGTGGGCGCGGCGCTGCTTGCTGCGGGCTATGCCAATGCCGGCATGGTCGCCGGCATGGCGCTGGCCGGCTTCTCTGAGGGTGGCTATACCGGCCTCGGGGGCAAGTTTGAGCCGAAGGGTGTGGTTCACGGCGGCGAGGTCGTCATCCGCAAGGAAGTGGTCGATCAGCCTGGGATGAAGGATTACCTCATCGGCCTGAACCGTAGCGGTAAGCCGGGCTACGCAACCGGCGGATTTGTCGGAAGCCCGGGCATCTCGCCGGCCTTCACCGCTCCATCTGTCGCAGCAGCCACCGGCTCAGGAGCGGCACCGGAGATCCACTTGCACATCAATGGCGACGGCTCGGGCGGGGCGGTCAACGCTCCGGAAGGCTACGAGCAAATGGGCATGGCGCTGCTGGCCACCGCTCGTTCCGAAATGCCAAAGATCGCCCGGCAGGTGATTCAGCAGGAGAAAGGCCAGAACGGCCTGCTTGATCCAAACAATCGGAGAAACAGCTGATGGCAGAGGTATTCAACTGGTCGCCCCGGGTTGGCTCTTCCGGTGACGACCAGCCTGACGTGCTTGAGTCGAAGTTCGGCAACGGCTACAGCCAGCGATTATCGGTCGGAATAAACAATGTCGCTGGCGCGTACACCGTTTCCTTCACGGGCGGGGAGGCTTACATAAAGCCGATCCGGGAGTTCTTCAAGCGGCACAAGGGGGCAAATCACTTTCTGTGGACCCCGCCGCTTGAAGTTCAGGGCGCGTTCATCACCACGGGAGGCTGGCAGCTGCAAACCCACGGCAACAAGAAGTACACCCTGAGCACCACCTTCCAGCAGGTATTCAATCCATGATCACGTTGGACGACCAGAAGCTAGAGCCTGGCGCGATTATCCAGTTGATCGAGCTGGACGGTGAAGCGCGCGGAATGGGCATCTTGCGGTACCACGCCCACCAGCAGTCCACGCCGATCATCTGGAAGGGTGAGACATACCTGCCCAGGCCTTACGAAACGGGCGGCTTTGGGCGCAGCGTTGAGGGCAACAACTCCACGCCCATGCTCAAGATCAGCAATATTGACGGAACGATTACAGCGCTATGCCGGCGCTTCCAGGGGATGAGCGGGATCAAGCTGACGGTTCGGCAAACCTACGTCAAATACCTAGACCCTGCGAATTTCCCAGAGGGCAACCCTACGGCCAGCACCATGGAGAGGCTCGACATCTCCTATATCAACCAGGTCACCAGCTTGTTGCGTGAGGAGGTAGTGTTCTCGCTGGCGCCGCCTACGGCCGTTAAAGGCCAGCGCCTGCCTGGCGGGCTCATCATGAACCGGTGCGAGTGGTGCCTGTGGGGTGAGTACCGCGGCCCCGACTGCAACTATACCGGCATCAGGATGTTCGACCTCGACGGCAACCCGGTGGACGACCCGGCGCTGGATCGATGCGGCGGCCGGCCGAGTGATTGCGAGTTACGTTTTGGCAAGGGCAACCCCTTGTCGTTCGGTGGCGCACCAGGCGCCGCGCTCATCGGATAAGCAAACCATGAACAAAGTGATGCTGAAACAAATCCAGGCGCACGCTGAGGCGGAGTTTCCGAAGGAAAGCTGTGGCGTGGTGATCCGTGAGGGCGGGCGGCTGAAGTACGTTCCATGCCGTAATGATGCCAAGACACCGAGCGAGCACTTCATCATCAACCCGGAGGATAAGTGTGACGCGGAGGACCGTGGCGAGGTGACGATGATCATTCACTCTCATCCCGACGTTCCGCCCATGCCGAGCATGACCGATCGCGTCAGCTGCGAATTGCACGAAAAACCCTGGGGGATTGTGAGCTGGCCGTCTGGCGAGTACTTCGAGTTCAAGCCTGATGGTTACCAGGCCCCGCTGGTTGGCCGCGAGTTCGGCCATGGTCTGCTGGACTGCTATGCCCTGTGCCGCGATTACTACGAGCGCGAGCATGGGATTGAATTACCGAACTATCCACGCCGGGACGGCTGGTGGAACGATGGTGAGAGCCTCTACGAGAAGTACTACGAGGAGGCCGGTTTCTATCCGGTTTCGATGCCGCGCAAGGGCGACATGATCGTCATGCAGATCAACGCCGCTGCACCGAACCACGCAGGAATCTATCTGGGTGACGGTTTGCTGACCAGCTCCCCGGAACTACACCCGGCCCCAGGCACCTTCCTTCATCACCGCTACAACAAGAAATCCACCCGCGACGTTTACGGCGGCATGTGGGCCGATTACACCGTGCTGATTCTTCGGCACCAACGCATGCAGGAGGTTGACTGATGGCAATGAAAACAACGGTTAACCCGCAGCCCTTGGTGGTGCTGGTGATGCTTTATGGCGTGCTTGGCGCCCGGTTCGGTCGCGTTCACCACCTGGCCGTGACGTCATGCGCTGAGGCAATTCACGCGTTGTGCGTGAAGATCCCCGGCTTCAGACGCTTCTTGCGCTTTTCGGAAGAGCGCGGCCTGACCTACGCAGTGTTCCGCGGGAAGAGGAACCTGAGCGATACCGAGATTGAGATGCGCCAGGACACCGTTGAGCCGATCCGCATCGCGCCAATTGTGATCGGCAGCAAGGGAGGCGGTCTGTTCGCCACGATTGCCGGTCTTGCCCTGGTGGTGATTGGCGCGATCACCCAGCAATACTACCTGGTGGCGGCTGGTGCTGGCCTGATGATCGGCGGCATCGCCATGAGCATGTCTCCGTCACCGGTTGGCGTGCTGGACAAGGAGGGCGACGGCAACAGGCCTTCCTATGCGTTCGGCGGCGCGGTCACCACCACGGCCCAGGGCCGCTGCAAACCACTTCTGTATGGCGAACGCGATATCGGCGGCGCTCTCATCTCGGCTGGCGTCTTTTCGGAAGATCAGCAGTAAGGAAAACCCATGTCCAAAATCGCAACAGCGCCTGCTGCAAAGCATCGGCGCCGGCCTACTGCTGCCCGCGTTTTGGGCGCCAAGGGCGGCGAGCAGAAGCCATACACGCCCTATAAAGCACCCGACACCGCGCTTTCTGTCGCGACCGTGAAACTGCTCTATGCCTTGAGTGAGGGGCCAATTGTTGGCCTGGTCGATGATAGACGGTCGGTAAAACTCAACGGCACGCCGCTGGTCTCGCCTGACGGTAGCGAGAACTTTCCCGGTACCGTTTGGGATTTCCGCCCGGGCACTGTGGACCAAGAACACATCCCAGGCTTTCCGGCCATTGAGAACGAGGCGTCCCAGGGGCTGCCGGTTGAGTTGAAGTCGGATAACGCCTGGACGCGCGCGATCACTGATCAGCAGTTGTCGGCTGTGCGCATCCGGTTGTCCTGGCCGCAAATTTGGCAGGTCAAGACGAATGGCGATCAGATCGGCTACCGCATCGACTACGCCATTGATCTCTCTGTAGATGGTGGAAGCTATCAAACGGTCTTGTCGGCGACCCTGGACGACAAAGGGACAACTGAATACGAGCGCACCCATCGAATCGATCTACCTGAAGGCTTTACCAGTGCATTGGTGCGCGTGCGTCGGCTCACTCCTAACCGCAACGACTCCAACTTTGCAGATCTGATGCGTATCAAGGGGCTGACGGAGGTAATCGACAAGAAGCTGCGCTATCCGAACCTGGCGCTGGGCGGGCTGCAGTTCGATGCGAAGCAGTTCCAGGACACGCCGAAGGCCAGCTTCCTGATGCGCGGCCGCATTGTGCAGGTGCCGACCAACTACAACCCGGAGACTCGAACCTATACAGGTGACTGGAACGGCACTTTTAAGCTTGCCTACACCAACAATCCTGTCTGGGTATGGCGCGACCTGTTGTTGCATCGTCGCTACGGCCTGGGCCGTCGCATCACCGCCGACATGGTGGACCATTGGACGCTGTACGAGATCGGCCGCTATTGCGATGTGATGGTTCCAGACGGGAAGGGCGGCATGCAGCCGCGTATGACCACCAACGTTTACATTCAGGATTCGGTTGAGGGCTACGCACTCCTTTCGGACCTGGCCAGTGTGTTCCGTGGGAGCAGTTGCTGGAACGGTTCCCAGGTCACCATGGTGGCGGATATTCCAGGCAACGAGGACGGCTACGTCTTCACCCGCTCGAACATCATCGGTGAATTTGAGTACGTCTCCGCAGCGCTCCCTGATCGCCATACACGGGCGAAGGTTGCCTGGGACAATCCTGAAAACGAGTTCAAGACGCAGCCGGCCCCCGTTACCAACGAAGAGTTGATTGGTGAGCTCGGGCACCGGATGCTGGATATCTCGCGTTTCGGCTGTACCGTGGAGGGAGAAGCAATCCGCCACGGTATCTGGGCGCTCAAGTCTGAGCAGTATGAGGAGTGGTCGGTAAGCTTCACCACCGGCATGGAGGGCCGCAACGTCGAGCCTGGCCAGATTATCTGCGTGGCTGATGAGTTGTTCTCGGGGCTCGCAAATGGTGGGCGTATCAGCGCCGCGACCAGACGTGTGATCACGCTCGATATCGATGCCGAGGTGCACGAAGAGGATCGGCTAATCCTCAACCTACCCAGCGGCAAGACCGAAGGGCGCATCGTGAAGTCCGTCTCTGGCCGCTTGGTCACCGTCATGGCCGACTATTCGGAGCTCCCAGAGGCTGAATGCAGTTGGTCCGTGGAGAGCGCTGACCTGGCCGTGATGCGCTTTCGTGTGCAGACCATCGAACCGCAAGGACTCCACCAGTTCAAAATAGCTGCCACTCAACATGAACCCCTGAAGTACCAGGCGATCGACACGGGTGCACGGATTGACCCGCAGCCAACGAGCATCATCCCGCCCGGGGTAATGTCTCCGCCGGAGAACATCGGCATCGAGGCGCGCAGCGTCGTGTCGCAGGGCATTGCTGTCACCAGTATGCGTATTACGTGGGATTCGGTGCCGGGGGCTATTGCGTACAACGTGGAGTGGCGCAAGGACAGCGGTAACTGGATCCGCTTGCCGCGCACTGGGAATCTCGGCGCGGACGTTGAGGGCATTTACAGCGGCCGCTACGTTGCGCGTGTCAGTTCGGTCAACGCCATGGACGTGGCCTCTATCTGGGGCACCAGCACTGAGGTGGTACTGACCGGCAAGACTGGCCTACCGCCTGCGGTGTCGTTCCTGACCACCACCAGCCTGATTTATGGCATCGGCATCCAGTGGGGATTCCCACCAGGTGCGGAGGACACCCAACGGACGGAACTCTGGTACAGCGAGTCGCCCGACTTGACGACGGCAGTCAGGCTGAGCGACTTCAGCTACCCGCAGGCCTCGCACGAAATGCACAGCCTGTTGGCGGGGGCGAGTCTGTTCTTCTGGGCGCGCCTGGTTGACCGGACCGGCAACGTCGGCCCGTTCTGGCCTGTACCTGGTGCAGTCAATGGCCAGGCAAGCACGAAGCAGAGCGACTATGAGGCGTACTACGCCGAGAAGATCGGCAAGGGCGCCCTGTACCAGAGCCTGCGCGAAGAGATAGAGCTCATCACTGGCGACGGCCCTGGCTCAGTAAATGAGCGCCTCGAGGAAGCCAAGCAGGAACTGGAGGATCTGATCAAGCAGGTAAGCGATGCCCTCGCTTACGACCCGGCAAAGCCCTATCTGAAGGGCGACATCGTGCGGCTTGATCAGCGACTCTACCAAGCGAAAGGCCCTGTGCCTGTGGGCGCAACGCCTCCCGACGTCACGTATTGGATCGACATCGGCACCATTCTTGAAACGACTGATGCACTGGTATCCCAGGTCCAGATCATCGAAACCAAGATCGAGGAAATCGACGGAAAGGTGTTGGCCACCGCCACCTCAGTTGAGGCGTTGCGGTCTGCTGCTCGTGGTGATGACGGCGCCGGCGATCTGGCCGACGCAATCAAGGGATGGACATCAACAGCAGATCTCGCCGTCGAGCGCAAAACGCGAGCAAGCGACAATTATGCGATGGCCCAGCAACTGCTCACCCTGGGCGCACAGGTAGGCGACAACAAGTCGTCGCTGACTGTTCTGGAGCAGGTGGTTGCCACCAACCGCGAAACGTCCGCAGCGCAGATCACCCAGCTCAAGAGCGATCTGTCTGCTGTTGAGCAAAAGGCGATCGGCAATGCTCAGGCGATCACCAGCCTGGATACCAAGGTCACCAACTTGGATGGAAAGATCACGTCTCAGGCATCGAGCAATGAGGCGCTTCGGGCTTCTGTTCGTGGTGACGACGGCTCAGGTGACCTGGCTGGAGCGATCAAGGCATGGGAAAGCACGGCGAGCTTCAGCCAAGAGAAGAGGGTGACAGCGACGGCATTCGAGGCGCAGGCGAAAACCACTGAGACGTTGCAGTCGAGCATCGGCCAAACCAATGCCTCGGTTCAGCAGGTGAACGAAACAGTGGTGAACCTCGACGGCAAGGTGTCCGCACAAGTCACCTTAAAGGCCCAGACAATCGTGGACGGCCGCAAGGTCACCACGGGCTTTGCGTTCGGGTCCAATGGTGAGCAGTCAGAGTTCCTAATCATGGCCCAGCGGATGGCCGTGGTGAACGAGATCGACGGCAAGGTTGTTCCAATGTTTGTCATCGAGAACGGTCAAGCGGTTTTCAACACGGCGATCATAAGCAAGGCGTTTGTTCAGGAAATCATACTGGGCATGGTGCTGCGCTCACCTACTGTCGACTCCAAAGGCCGGCCGCTTCTCGAAATCAACATCCCGGCAGGTACGTTCACCGTTCGCAGTCCTGGCGCGGGCGGCTCTTCCGTTCTTAACAACGATGGTCTTGCAGTGTTCGACTTGAATGAGGTTCTCAGGCTTATGGCGGGGAGACTTTCCTAATGAATTTTGGAATGAGGATTTGGGGCGCTACTGGCAACCTACAGCTAGATGAGAATTCATTCACTGTAAGGGTTGTCTATTCGGCGTTGGTAACATCGTCTGTTGGTTCCGTTGCGAGAAATATATATATCCCTATACCCGAAGTTGCTATTGCGACTCATGTAGGGGTATGCCTTCCAAACGAGCCGTGGAGATTTTCTCAAGATCCTAGGAATTCACAGTTTGACGTGCAGGTAATGAATGGCGGAGTTACTGTGTGGTTTGCAAATAGAAACATGCCTGAAGGTAAGAAGGGGTTTTCAACGCAAAGACTTTTAGTATTTAGGTACAGATAATGTCATATGGATTAATGTTTAAAAATAATTCAGGCGTTGTTGTCTTAGACTCTGAATATTCTAGGTTGGTTATACTGTTTTCCGCTAGGTATGATCCTATAGGTGCCGTATTTCCAACTCCGATTACTTCCCAAGAGCCTCCTTTGGTTTTTGCAAGGCCAGACTCCACTGCATCTTTTCAGGGGGTTCAGTTATTGGGGGCTCCCGGCAACTGGACCGGCTGGAGAAATGAATGGCCTGGAAATGTTTCGGGGACATACTTCCTAGCCGCATACGAGGCCAAGCCCGTAGAAAGTTACGGGCTGAGGTTGTGGGATTCAAATTCAAAGCTGTTATTTGATAACGGCGCTCCATGCGCACAGTTTACGTCTGTGATTACACAATGGAGTTTTCAGGGGGCAGTAAATACATCTCCAGGTAGGTGGTTTTTCACTTGGACATCCACGGCTCCGATTAGCGATGGTAGTTATATACTGATAAATAATATTGCGATGGATATGCCCGCAAGGGATAGCTACTCATGGTTGAGTTGTGGGTGGAATCGTGAAAGTAATAGCGTTTCAATTGGGCTTCAGAATATAGGCGATTTCAATGGTAGCAGTTTCTTCTTTTCGCTGTTATTTGCGAAGCCCATGAATTAAATGAGTGGGCCTGTGTCGATGGCGAGCCTAAATGGCTCATAAATATATCTGCATCCTTAATCGGGTTTTACGTCTGGAGTGTAACTATGGCTTCTTGGTTTTCAGAAGGAACCGTCACCGTCACCAATGGGAATGCGGTTGTGGCTGGCGTGGGTACAAAATTTTCTAACTGTCGATCTGGCGACATGTTCGTCGGGCCGGATAACGGCATCTATCAAGTGATTAACCCTTCCAGCGATACTTCCGTATCGATTTCGCCGGCGTACCGTGGCGCCACTTCGGCAGACGCGGCGTACGGCATCGTTCCAGTGAACGGTTATCCCAAAGCACTGGCTGATGCCGTGAATGAAATGGTTCTGCAGTGGGGGGCAACTCTCGCCGGCCTGGGGGATGTATCAACTGAAAACGTTGTTCCGGTGACTAAGGGCGGCACTGGAGGCATAACTCAGGCCGCAGCAAGGAATGGTCTCGGCCTGGGATCTGCGTCGGTTGCTGCCATAGTAGGTACGGTATCGCAGACGGGAGGCGTGCCTACAGGCGCTGTGATAGAGCGTGGCTCCAATGCGTCCGGCAGTTACACCAAGTTTGCTGACGGCACGATGATCTGTCGCGCAACGCTTACCTTCACCCAGGCACTGACTTTTGCTCAAGACGGCTTCTTTATTGGGGCAACGCCCGTATTCGGTTTCCCTGTTGCTTTCATCTCGGCGCCTGAGTTCACGATCAACGCCCGCGCAATGACCGTGGCTTCCCAGCCGAACGCAGTTACCGCAACTACCTATCAGGGGCTGTTCATGTCACTGACCTCAAGATCCATTACGGCGGAATTCGTCATGACAGCGCAAGGCAGGTGGTTCTGATGATTATCAAATTGATTCCTCAGCGTCGAGACGATGAGCTGGTTGTCAGTAAGCGAGGCGATGTTCTGACGATTAACGGTGAGAGCTTCGACTTCCGCGAGCTGCCGGAAGGTGCGGCGCTGCCGTCGTCTGCTGTTGACTGC